AATTTTTATCTACAAAGTACCTTCAAACACGACTACATAATAGCAAAGTTTGTAGATTGTAGTTGCTACATATCTACAAAGTAAAAAGACTGTAGTTGCGTTTGTAGTCGGGGCAAAACCGCATAAATACTGAAATACTACAATAACTACAAAATATTTATATATAAAAAGTATAAATAAATAGAGGGAAATAATACCCCCTATACGTGAGGTCTATATATACATCATGTGCGAGGAGATTGTAGCATGGAAAAATGCAAAGAACTTTTAAGACAAGAATTGAAGGATGGAAAGTGGCATGACGCAGAAGAAGTCAGAGCAGTGATGAAGGGCTATGGTGTAAAGAAAAATGACTTTAAGCAGGCAAGAAAAGAACTGGGCGTCAAGACCAAAAACAACGGTGACGGAACCTGGTCGTGGAGGTTATGCGATGAGTGAAAAAGAAATCGAAAAGATGTTAGTGGCTGCAGTAAGAAAAGCGGGCGGATATGCGTATAAGCTTGTATCCCCCGGAACAACAGGAGTACCGGACAGGCTTATTGTACTTCCGGAGGGGAAGATAGGATTTGTTGAGGTTAAGGCACCGGGAAAGAAACCGAGACCAGAACAAAGTTATCAGATACGCAGGCTGGAAGAGCTTGGATGCTATGTAACAGTTTTGGATAATCCAGACAGTATCGCAACAGTCATTCAGGAGATTCAGGAGTACACAACAGACGACTTGCTTATGGACATTTTAGAGGTAGGTGGCTTGATATGAAATTTATACCGCACGATTATCAAAGATACTGCATAATGCGGATACTGCAGAATAACGCCCTGGCGTTATTGTTAGATATGGGCCTTGGGAAAACGGTTATTACCCTTACGGCAGTAAATGACCTTAAGTATAACCGGTTTCTGATCCGTAAGTGTCTGGTTATTGCACCCAAAAAAGTTGCAGAAGATACATGGACCAGAGAACAGAGTAAATGGGATCATCTGCATCTACTTAAGGTGGTTCCGGTTCTTGGAAGCCAGCAAAAAAGGATAAGGGCATTAGCTTCTCCGGGAGATGTGTATGTTACCAACAGAGAAAATGTGCCATGGCTTGTAGATTATTACCGGAATGACTGGCCCTTTGATATGGTGGTAATCGACGAATTGTCCAGTTTTAAGTCTCATCAGGCAAAACGATTCAGGGCGTTAAAAGGAGTCAGAAGCCATATTGATCGGATTATCGGACTTACCGGTACTCCGACACCGAATGGACTCATTGATTTATGGGCACAGATTTATTTACTGGATTCCGGAAAAAGGCTAGGAAAGACCATAACGGAATACCGGAATAATTACTTTATGCCGGCATCGCGGAATGCGACGACTATTTTCTCTTATGAACCGCTTCCCGGCGCAGAGGAGATTATACGTAACGCGGTTAAGGATATTTGTATTAGCCTGTCAGCTAAAGATTATTTAACACTTCCGTCGTGTATCAAGAATGTCCGCTACATAAAACTGGATCCAAAAGCGCAGAAAGCGTATGACACCATGGAGAAGCAGCGGGTACTTGAACTGCAGGAGGAAGTATTGGATGCCGGCAGTGCAGCAGTACTTGCTAACAAGCTTCTGCAAATTGGAAATGGAGCGGTATACATGACAGAGGAAACTATACAGGATGATACCGTGAAGGAGATTCGAAAGACTGTGGAGATACACGATAACAAGATTGAAGCCTTTATGGAACTGGTAGAAGAAAACGAAGGACAGCATATGCTTGTGTTTTATAATTTCCAGCATGACCTGGAACGTATAAGAAGGGCATTACAAAAAACCAAATTACGAGTAGGTGAGCTGAAGACATCCGAGGATATTGCAGCGTGGAATTCCGGCAATATGGATATTCTTCTAGCGCATCCTGCAAGCGCAGCGTATGGATTAAACCTACAGGATGGCGGAAATCATGTGGTGTGGTTCGGGCTTAATTGGAGTTTGGAACTGTACCAGCAGGCAAATGCCAGATTGTTTAGACAGGGACAGAAGCAGACGGTTTTCATCCACCATCTGGCGGTAGTTGGAAGTGTGGACGAAGACGTTATGAGCTCGTTGGAGAAAAAGGATAATTGTCAGGAGGCATTACTGGAAGCCTTGAAGGTTAGAGTGGATAAATACAGACTACAAGAAGGGAATATGTAACATGGTGCCGAATGAAGAAGCGATGATGGATTACATAGAGTACTTGAGAAAGTATAGAAAAAAAACATGAAATCGGTATTTGGCAGGCACATCAGCATGAATTATGTCGGGAAGTAGCAAGAGGATACGGCCTGTCGGAAGAAGAGATTGAGCAATTAGATGACGATTTGTAAGAAGGAGTAGATAAAATGGGAGAGTCTGTTAGTGCATGTGGGTTTTTAGAAAAGTTGATTGGTAGGTTGGAAGAATGTACAAGTGTAGAAGATTACGGAGAAACATTTATATCACAAGAGGAGCTGGTGCAAATTGTCAACCAACTTGCAGAGGAATATAACAATGAGTGGATTCCGGTCAATCCGGATGATGTAGATACATATCCGAAAACAGATGGTTATATTCTAGTATCATTCGATAACTTCAGCTTGCCGGATATCGGGAGATATGAAGTTGATGAAACTGGAGGCGCGTTTTATCCGGGCGATGATGATAAGAGCTATGTGTCACACGGATTGATTGTAAGTGCATGGCAACCACTACCGGAGCCGTATAGATTCGGAGAGAGCTTGCCAAAGGAAATGACTAATGCGGATAAAATCCGTTCCATGAGTGATGAAGAGTTGGCAGACGCAATATTAGAAGTCGAAGGACTTAGTGAAAAATTATCATTCTGCAAGAATAGTAGCAAATGTAATGATATTCTGTATGCAGGAGAAACTATACCGGATGGTATGTGCAGACAATGCTTGATAGAATGGTTGCAAGCAAAAAATTGACTAAATTTTATGCCGAGGTTATAATAACAATAACATAATAACAATCAGAGCCTAAGAGCCGATAAACAGATATATTCTGTTTGCCGGCTTTTTTATTTTGAGAGGAAGTGAAGGTAGGGTAGTGGAAAACCACAAAAGAGCGGAACAGGATTACATGGCGGGAATGAAATACAAAGAGATAGCGGAAAAATATGGAACCACTATCAATACCGTAAAAAGTTGGAAGAAGCGGCATGCCTGGAATAGAAAAAAGTGTGCACCCCAAAATGGGAAAAGTGTGCGCCCAAAAACAACAATAAATGACGGTACGGAAGAAACACTGCAGAATGACAGTTTAACAACAGAGCAGCAGCTCTTCTGTGTCTATTATATTAAAACGTTCAATGCGACGCAGAGCTATCTGAGTGCATATGGCTGTTCCAGAGATTCGGCAAACGTTGCTGGACCACGGCTGCTTAAGAACGAAAAGATAAGAGACGAGATAGAGCGTCTGAAGGAAATTAAACGGCAACAGATAGTTGCAGGTGCAGAGGACATTGTCGAACTGCAAATGAGAATAGCCTTTGCGGACATCGGGAACTATGCATCGTTTGGAAAGACGGGACTTTTTAACAAAGTGGATCTGAAAGACTCTGCTATTACGGATACGCAGCTGATAAAAAAAGTAAGTGAAGGGAAAAACGGTATTACCATCGAGGTCGAGGATCGGCAAAAAGCGATTGACTGGCTCACAAAATATTTCCTGATGCATCCGGATGACCGATATAAGGCGGAATATGACCGTAAGCGTGCAGAGGTAAAAGATAATACGGGAGAAGAGATTCTTAAAAATATGCAAGCCATTGCGGATATTCTTCAGAACCCGGTTGGTAACAGAGACATCACAGAACTGGAGGAGGTGTAAGCAAGGAATATACCAGCACCTTTAAGTGTTCGACAGCATGAATATATGTTACGGTGTTTCAATAGTTGGCTTAATGTAGCAGAAGGTGGAAAGCGTGGAGGTAAAAACGTGCTTGCCACACTGATTTTCTGTTCGTTGCTTGAGACACATAAAAACAAGATTCATTTGATTGCCGGAGTTTCCGTAGCGACCGCAAAACTGAATATATTGGACTGTGACGGATATGGGTTACTGAATTACTTCGAAGGAAGATGCCGCGAAGGTAAATATAAGGACCGTGACTGTGTGTACGTACAAACGAAGACGGGTGAAAAAATTGTCCTTGTATCCGGAGGAGGAAAAGACGGGGATGAGAAGCTGATAAAAGGTAACACCTACGGAATGGCATATGTTACTGAAGCAAATGAATGTCACCCCAAATTCCTTAAGGAAGTGTTTGACCGAACACTGTCTAGTTCGGACCGTAAAATATTTCATGACTTAAACCCTAAGGAACCGGCGCATTGGTATTATGAGGATATACTTGATTATCATGAAGAACAGCAAAAAGAAGATGCGGCATATGGATACAATTATGGGCATTTTACGCTAGTTGATAATATGAGTCTATCTGATGAAAAAATACAGAAAATCCTGAAAACTTATAAAAAAGGGACAGTCTGGTATGAAAGGGATATTAAAGGACTTCGAAGAGTAGCGGAAGGGGTTATTTTTCGATATTTTGCTGATGATCCTACGCCGTATTTATTTAAAGATGGAGAACTCCCAGCAGAAACAGTAAATGGAAAACAGAAGCTCAAGCGTTTTTCTAAATTAGTGATGGGGATAGACTTTGGAGGTAATGGATCCAAAACAACATTTTGCCTAACCGGTTATTA